TACAACAAAGTGAGCCAGGCGTTCACCGTCTTCCTGCCCGTGCGTTCCGTCGGCGTGATGGGCGATGGTCGTAAATATGACTGGGTTGTCTCCCTGCGCGCGGTCGAAACTATCGACTTTATGACCGCCCACTGGGCGCACCTGCCGTATGACTTCCTGGGCCGCGTCTCTAACCGCATTATCAACGAAGTGAACGGTATTTCCCGTGTCGTATATGACATCAGCGGGAAGCCGCCAGCTACGATTGAGTGGGAATGATGAATAGCTAGCTCATAGCTAATCATGACTATTCAAAATCAAATCCAACCCTCTGTTTTTACAGAGGGTTTTTGTTTATATCTACCCATACCTATTCACTGTATCTCACGTTTTTTGACGGTATGCATGACGGTATTACCTAAAAGGTATACTCTCATTCCGTCATTTTAACTGTGCAGATCCGGGTGAATCGTGCTTACCGATACCAAACTAAAAAACCTCAAGCCGCAAGAAAAAATCTACAAGGTCTCAGACCGCGACGGACTGTATGTTGCGGTGCTCCCGTCAGGCAGTGTCTCGTTCCGCTATGACTATCGCATTAACGGTCGCCGTGAAACGCTGGTGATCGGGCAGTATGGTCGTGACGGTATCACGCTTGCTGAAGCACGTGACGAATTGATAGCAGCCAAAAAGCTCCTCAAGGCAGGCCAGTCGCCCGCTGCGGCGAAACGTGACGGTATGCTGAGAGCGCGTGGAGAAGAGGCATTTTCCGCTCATACCGTCGCTTACATGAAGCATGTCACCCTGGCGGACAGCACCAGGCAGATGAAGCAGGCGGTTATCGACCGCGATATTCTTCCGGCTCTGGGCAAAAAGCTTATGGGTGAAGTCACTACCAGCATGGTTCGCGACCTGTGCGACAGGATAGTAGCCCGCGGCGGTAGAGCCACGGCGGTGCAGGCCAGGCAGTTAATCAACAGCATATACCGCTATGCCAATGACCGCGGGCACAGCTACGTTAATCCGGCCGCGTCGATTAACCCGACGGCGATCGCCGTGTTCAAACCTAAGAGCCGGAGCCTGACGCCGGAAGAGATCGGTACGCTGTTACGATCGCTTGATACCGTCAGCGCCATGCCGACGCTGAAGCTTGCCGTTAAGCTGGTGCTGATCACCCTTATCAGGAAAAGCGAGTTCACGCTGGCGACGTGGAAAGAGGTCGACTTCCGCAAAGCAACCTGGTCAATCCCGGCGGGCAGGATGAAGGCGGGGCGCGACCACGTCATCTACCTGCCCAGGCAGGCGCTTGATCTGATGGTTGGGTTGCAGATGTGCGCCGGCGGCAGCGAGTACCTTTTGCCAGGCCGTTACGATATCCGCAAGCCGCTGTCGAATGCCGCCCTCAACTCGGTGATCAACCGGGCTGTTGAAGAGGCCAATAAAAATGGCGTCGAGCTGGCGGCGCTCAGCGTGCATGACCTGCGCCGTACCGGCAGCACGCTGCTGCACGAAGCAGGTTTCCCGTCTGACTGGATAGAGAAGGCGCTGGCGCATGAGCAGCGCGGCGTGCGGGCGGTGTACAACAGAGCGGAGTATTCCCGGCAGCGGGCTTATATGTTGCAGCAGTGGGCAGATATGATTGATGTGTGGGCTGCCGGTGAGCATTACGATCTAGTGCCGTTCTCACCGGCTAAGTTTGAGGCGTGGCTGAAAGAGACGGATAAATAAATCAATGTGACATGTCACTACATTCAATCTCGCCGCAGCGCGTGCACTGCCGGTGATCACCTTGTCCTGCCCATTCATGGAGGCAGTCGCCGCGCATCAGCATGCGGTATGCCTCCAGCTGGAAATCCTCCTTGATTGAGCGCTGGCGCGATTCCAGATCAGCGATGCGGACAGCCAGCGCTTCGCGCGTTACGGCGGTCATGCTGCCCGCTCCCTGCCCTGATTATCCGACGGTGCCAGCGGCGCATTACTGAAGGCCTGCGCCATACCAGAAACATCCAGCGCATAGCCGGGGTGAAGCTGCACCGCCGGGCCATCGCACTGGTTGCCCCACACATCGAAGCCATGCGACGACTGGCGGGCGAAGAGTTCAATGCGCGGCACATCGCCCAGCAGTTTAACCAACTTCTCTCGCACGCAATCCGGCTTCTGCGAATGCGCCAGGCGCGGCGCGGTGAATGACTGAATAATCCCTGCATTCATGCGCTCAGGCAGTTTGCCGCGCACCGCAAACAGGCAGTCTTCGCTGTTGGCGCGGGTCATGTGGCCCATACCCATCACCAGCTTGTCGGCCTGGCGGCTTCCGCATTTATTCCAGGTAAAACCCTTCATTGTCATCAGTCGGAATCCCCACGCTTCGACAACCTTAAGAGCCTCTACCGGCTGCGTCGGCACCCACCACATAGCGAGCAGGCAGTTTTCAGCAGCCAGATCCCACACCGGCAGGCGGCAGATATCCTGCACGCCCATTACCGGATATTTGAAGCCCGCGCCGCGGTCACCGTCGGCGGCTTTGTCGCGATATGCCCACGGCGGATCAGCGTAGATGAGGGTGTATTTACCGGTCATGCGGAATGCTCCATGATGATGTCGAGGCCTAATTTTTTAGCCATCGCGTGCTCTGCGATCGCGCCTTCTGATTTATCCCACCCACGAAGCATGAAAATGGCGTCAGCACTGCGAAGCATGGCGAGGCAAATATCCATGTACTGAAATTGAGTGAGCCCGTCAGGTAAAACAGCAGGACACAAAACAACATGGCCCTGCTTCATCAGAGATAAATGCTGCTTACGGAAAGCATCTCGGTTGAAATCTGGGAAACCTGTCATTGGTCCGGCGATATAAACTTTCATTTCCCACCCCTGCTATTGTGAATCTGCTCCGCGATGCGCTGAGCCTTTAATGGGTTTTTGATTACCTGGCCGTCGGGAGAAACCCAGCCACGGCGCAGCATTGAATACGGCAGCGTGACGCTGCCAACGGTGATCCCGTCATGTGGGTTAGTCATACACCACCCCGCGAGCGCCGATGCCGCTGTAGTCGCCCCGGCGCAGACCGTTGCCACGGGTGATGCACTGCTCGCGGCGGATGGCAATCTTCGCCCGCTCCACCTCCGTCTGCGCAGCGTCCAGGCATTTAAGCCAGAGGCATGATGCACGGCGGTACTTTCCCGCCTTCTCCTGCTCGATGGCACGCTGCTCGATAAGCTTTGCTTTCGGGCTGATAGCCACCGTTTTCTCGCTGGAGCGCACCGCGACTTTGGTGTTGTGGTAATTGGCCAGCTTTTTGGCGTTGTACTGCTCAACATTCTTTCTCATCGGATCCAGCCTTCGCGCGCAATGAGCGCTATCAGAAACAGGTAAAGTGAAACGGAGGTCAGGTACCAGTAATGCCCTGACCATTTTTCCCAGTGCCCGCGCAGCCTGTTCATGCAGCGCTGCTCACCGGGCGGTAAGACCTGAGTTGAACAGGAGGCTTCTTACCCTGGTAGGTTGCCGGGCTGGATGCCTGCCGCTCATCGAGCCAGGCCTCAACCTCGTTTTTGTTCCACGCACAGCGGCGGTCAGTGATCCAGAAGCGCTGCGGGAATTCGCCGTTACGCTCCATGCGGTCGATAGTGCTCCACGACAGCGGCACCACCGCCAGAAGTTCCTTTTTGCCAAATGCACCTTTCATAGATACCTCTCTGGTTGCATGTGTGGCGCCGCAGCGCCACGGTGGTTGTTACATAGGGATGTCGAGCAGCTCGTTTTTACGGATGCCGTAGACGTCGGTTGCCGTTTCGAGCAGATCCTCACGACCGGCCAGCACTTTGGCGGCGAACTTATACGCCTTATCCAGCTCTTCAACGGTCTTCGAGTGCATAGCCTTTTCGGAGAAAGCGGACAGCAACTCTTTCGGACTGCGTTCTTCTTTCTGCGTTGACTGCTTCTCTTCCACTGGAGCGCTGTCGGCGGCTTTACCGTTGATAAGCGCATTCATACCGGCAGCCGTGGCGGGCGGCGGAGTAACGTCACGCTCCACGCGCGGGCGGCTCTCTTCCAGCTCATCCGGGGTGTAGACGCCGAGCAGCACATCCGGAGCATGCAGGCGCGCCCAGCGCTTAACGCAGAGGTAAGCCAGTTGCTGACGTGGATCCTGTTCCCACAGTGGTGAGTTACGCACCCCGGCCTGCGCCATGCTGATCGTCAGTGAGCGCGGATCAGCTTCGCCTTTGATGGTTGCCGACACGGTTACGGTGAGTGACGGTGATTTGTCGGTCTTGCCGTTCACCTTCGACCAGTCACCGGCCCACTCGTAATTCAGTCGGGTTGTCAGCAGGTTTGAGGATGACACCACCGCGTTGACCAGTTGCGCTTCATAGCCCAGAGTGCCGTTAACGACGTGCGTTTTCTGCGCCACGGCGAAGGGGTTCATGCCCCACTGCGCCGCCTGCATCGTCACCGCCAGGCAGTCAGCAGGCTTGCCAGCCAGGTGCTGAGGCACGGTTGCCTTACTCTGCGACATCAACTCAGCGAAGCGAACCAGCTGGTTCATGCCTTCCGGGCTGAAAATTGCCGCAGCGGTGCCGACGGTAGCGTTAGCCTGGGTGGTTAAAGTCATTTCGTTGCTCATACGTAAGCGTCCTGTTTGCGTGCCCACTCAGGGCGTTTGATAATTTCCACACCGCCCCAGTCATTGGTGGTGCGGCAATGGTGATAGGTATTCAGATCCCGGCGAAACAGCGCATGCCCTGCGTCGATATCCGGCGCATCCAGTTCAAACACGCGCACCGGGTAGCGGCCACAGTCGATGGTTTCGCTGACGGCGATGAAAATAAAACCGTGAGGTTCGCCTGTCGTTTGCTGACCGCCTTCCCGGTACATCGCGTCCTGAACGTGGTAGCGGAATTCCTCGATATGCCGCGCGAAGCGATCCATATCAGCCACTTTTTTCACGTCCAGCATGATGGGGTGCTTAATCAGCCGCTTATCCGGGCGGATTCGGCATAGCTCGCCAGTCTCCGGATCAATCCAGTAGTGCGATGATTCACATTGGCCTTCTGCTTCTAGTAACCAGCGCGCCGCCGGGTGCGCCATAACGCTTTCGCGCATCAGTTGCAGCTTCCGGCCCTGTTCGGCATCCATAACGGTCATGCCTTTACCTGCAACCTCAGCCAGGAATGCGGATTCCTCTTCCTTGCCTGCATTGCTGCGGCGGTTAAATTGCGGTGCAACGATGAAGCGCTTGTCGAATTCTTGCGGCTCCAGAATCACGCAGTGCAGCGCGGTGCCCATGTCCAACGCTTTAAGCTTTTCGGTGTCGACCGGAGCCGCGCGCTGCCACTTCAGCATTGCCGGATTGATCGCCACCATGTCCAGCATCGACTTACTCACACCTTCACCGGCGTGGTAAGCATCGTTAGGGATGTTGTGGTAGATGCCAGGTTTCATGCTGCTGCGCTCCCGGTGTCGATTTTGTCGGCCATATCCCAGCGACCGATGATGCCGGTAAGCTCGCTAACCATCTTTGCCATGGCGTCTTCGTACTCGACGCTTTCTTTTGCAGCTTCCAGAATCTCAGGGCGAACACCGGCGCGCAGCATGGCGCGGTCCAGATCTGCTTCGAACTGTGCCGGAGTAACCGCGTCCTGCAATTCCACCTGGCGGGTGTGAAGTTCCTCAGCCAGCGCGTTATCGCATTCGAAATAGCCCATCAGCATTTTCAGCTTCATTTGTTCTTTAATTTTCATTTGGTCACCCCACAAAGTGCTGCGAATCCTGCTTTCACCATCTGGTCGAAGTTCATGGTGATGCTGTCGCGTTTGTTGCTTACCGAAACCAGTTTCCACACATAGCCGCAGGCCATTTTGATAACTGCGTGTTCGGTGCCGTTGTATGTCACTACCGGTGCGCTGTTCATTTTGATAATCAGTACTTAATTGAGACGGCCGATACTTTTCCGCTGGCGATAGCAATCAGCGCTTTCTCTGCTATTTCCTGCGAAAGACCGCTTTCGATGAGGTCTGCGATAGCCTGACGGTTGATGGTGCGGCGATGCTCTTTGTCAGCTGCACGGCTCGCTTCTTCATCGGCGATGCGTTTTTGTTCTGCCAGACGGGCAGCTTCTTTGGCTTCGGCTTCGCGCTTGATTCGATCGGCTTCTTCCTGTGCTTTGCGCTGCTCGGCGGCGATAGCGGCCTGCTTTTCACTTTCAGCGCGCAGGCGGGCCTCTTCGGCTTCACGTTGCGCGCGCTGTTCGGCTTCAATGCGCTGACGCTCGGCGGCTTCTGCGCGGGCTTTCTCTTCAGCTTCCCGGCGGGCTGCTGCTTCAATCTCTGCACGATGGCGCGCTTCTGCTTCGCGCTGTGCCTTCTCGGCGGCTTCGCGTTGCAGCTGTTCATCACGCTCGCGCTGTTCCTGTTCAGCCCGGCGGCGCTGCTCTTCGCGTTCGCGGTCAAATTTGTAATTTTCAAGCAAGGCTAATTCATGATCCGCTTCGAACCTGGCGGCCTGCTCCTGATCAAACTTGGCGTTCATCTCCAGCGCTTCGACGTGCATAGCGTTCATGGCTTCCTCTGCCTTGAGGCGTTCCTGCTCGGCTTCCCATTCGGTGAGTGGGCGGCGGGTCGCATCGCGCAGCTCGTCACAGGCATCAACGAAACGCTTAATCTCGGCCTCAGCGGGGCGCACAGCCTCTTTCAGCCGTTTCAGGTACTCACGCCCCGGCTTCTCAATTGCCGTCTTGCTGCGAGATACCTGCGCCGCCAGCGAGGCGACACGTTCACGACCTTTTTTGGTGCTAAGGTCAGGTACTTCACTGACCGCCTGGCGGATCTGATCGAGATAAGAATCAAGACCATTAGGCACATAAAGCGCCGGAGCCTGCTCCGGGTTGATTTCGATGACTGTTAATTCGCTCACTTGACCACCTCCATATTCATTTCTGTTTTAAAAGCCAGCTTGGTGGTAAACGCCCAGTTGATGGCCTCATGCAGCGTCTTAAACTTGCTGCTCATCAGCCCGCACGCCGTAACGCAGAACCAACCGTCTATGATTTTCCACTGCATGATTCGTTACCTCAGTGTTACCGTTGAGGTAATCATTAACCGTATATGGGTTGAAGTCAATAGATATGAACATAAAAAATTACCCAGCAGGTAATTATCAAGGGCGTAAAAAAGCCGCGTTTAAGCGGCTATTTGCAGGAATATCAGTTAGTTGCGTGGTGATAATTCATTCTGAGAAATGGCAAATTTAATGAAGCTTTCGATCCTGTTTTTCTCTTCTTCAGGTAACGATGCATATTTCTGCCTGTCGTACCGGATGACCGACGGGTCTGCCGGATGCAGCAGCAGCTCATATCCCTGGCGGCCAAAGGCGCGGGCTATCGCCTCGAGAGTGGAGATCGACACGCTGGCCTCTTTGTTGATGACCCGGCCTACAGTGGCCTGGCTGACTCCGCTGGCGCGCGATACCTTGCCCTGAGAAGAAAGCTCGCGGCTCTCCTGCATCCAGCGGGTGAGGTTTACGGATGCTATCTCGCCGACGTTCTGTGCGCCGTCATGCTGATAGGAGAGGTCTTTCGTGTCGCTGTCGAGATCCATCCAGAAGCGGGGTTTGCGTCCTGCCTCTTCAATCTTCCTCGCGGACTGGTCACCAATAATCTTTTTGCCCAGCGCCCAGCGGTTCACCAGGTTTGCCTGTGTTCCCATTCTTTCGGCAAGCCTCGTCTGAACACCGTTAAATTCGCTGTTGATCAGGTTCACCAGGTTTTCGCGGCGCACGTCATAGATGCTTTTCATTGAATGGTAATTAGTCTCAAGTGTTTACGTTATGTCACTAATTAAACGCTAAATTACCTGACAGGTAAATGCACCCGGCAGGTAACTCAACTTGCAATTAATTACCTTATGGGTGAATATTCATTACCTGAACCAAATAACAGGCAATAGCTATGGGCGATAACGAAAAATTTGATTTTAAGAAATGCTGGCTCGACCTGTCGCCCGCTGAGCGCGACCAGTTCGCAGCGGAGGCTGGCACCACCAGTCACTATATTCAGACGCATCTGACCGGACGCCGGAAGATGCCAGGCAAGAAGCTTATGAATGGTCTTTATAAGGCATGCAGAGCACGCAACTGGATCCGCACCAAGCCGGAACTGGCAATCTTCTTCTACTCCTGAACCGCAACAAACCCCTCCGAGGCCGCCTTATGGCGGCTTTCTCATATCTATTGTTACCCAACAGGTAATTTATAATCATATTTGGTTGATCTTTTCGTGCTGCGGTGTCAGATTACCAAAGATAAATAACAAAGAGGTCGCCATGAAAATCATTACTCAGCGCCAGGCTATCGAACTTGGCCTTACCCGATTCTATACCGGCCGCGCCTGTGTGCATGGTCACGACAGCGAGCGGTATTCCATAAGCGGTGAGTGCGTTCAGTGCAACCACGATCGTGCCCGCCGTCAGGCAATGATGCGCTCTGAAAAGCTTAAAGCTGCAAGGTTAGCCAGAGGTGTTGCATGAAAGCATATTTCTCTGGAAGCGCAGCAACACTTCACATCGAGCCAGAAAATGAGCAGGAAGAATCAATGCTGAAGATGTGGCACATGCTCAATTTAAGTGATCGTCCAACCTATGACGGTTTAATCGAGCCTGGCTACTTTGGCGGATTGCTGATCAGCGGCGTTACCGTTTCAAACGACGAACCAGAGTAGGTGATTATGGCTAACCAATGGTTACGGCTATGGCATGACATGCCAAATGACCCGAAGTGGAGAACGATATCACGGGTATCCGGGCAGCCTATTGCTCTTGTTCAGGCGGTATATCTACACCTTCTTGTTAGTGGGTCACAAAATGTCACGCGCGGTCACGCGGATGTCACGAACGAGGATTTAGCGTCACATTTTGACGTGACTGAGCGTGACATAGAGGCGGTGATTTCTGCCATGCAAGGGAGGGTTCTTGAGGGGGACTACCTTACCGGTTGGGAGCGCAGGCAGCCTAAAAAAGAGGACAGGGGAAACGAAGAAACAGGAGCAAAATCAGCAGCTCAGAGAAAGAGAGAGCAGCGAGAAAGGCAGCGAGCTGACTCCGTGAAAAATCCTGAGTCACGCCTATGTCACGAAGGGTCACGACATGTCACAACAGATAAAGAAGAGATAAAGATAAGAGAAGATATAAATAAAACCCCTCTCTCTGCGCGCGAAGAAATTCAAGTCACTCCCGTTGTCGTTCCAGGTATCGGGGAACCGATCGGCAAATTCACCATGCATGAAAACTGGCAGCCATCAGATGACTTTGTCATGCGCGCCAGAACTTGGGGGCATGCGCTGCCTCATGATGGGTACAAGAAATCAGATCTTGCAGAGTTTGTTACGTATTGGGCTGCTGAAGGGAAAGTTATGCAGCACGTTCAGTGGGAGCAGAAATTTGCACGCCTGCTGATGCAAAAGGCAGCCAGGACCAACGGGAGAAATGGTAAAGGCGAAGAAGAGAACTTGCCTCACTGGAATAGTCCAGAAGCGTGGGAGGATTTTATTTGAACAACGTATTTCAAGCCATTCATAACCGAGACGGTGCCGCGCTGGCGCGCATGTCAGGCCAGCAGGCGCAGCACGACAACGTCGTGAACATCACCGCCGAAAAGCTGATCGACAAACTTTTTGTGCAGCTTAAACAGCTATTTCCAGCTGCTGAGCAGACAAGCCTGAAAACGGAAGCCCAGGAGTCTGCGGCCAAGAAGCAGTGGATCGCAGCATTCGCCGAGGGTGGGATCCGTACCCGCGAGCAGGTATCAGCTGGCATGCGCCACGCCCGCACCAGTGAATCGCCGTTCTGGCCATCGCCAGGCCAGTTCATCAAGTGGTGCAAGGACAGCAAGATGGTGCTGGGGATCAGCATCGAGGACGTGATGGGAGAGTTCCACCGCTACGCCCGCGAGAAGAGCATGCAGCCAGGAGGGCCGGAGCGTTTCCCGTGGCGCCACCCGGTGATGTACTGGATTGTGTGCGACACCCGGCGCGCGATGTACCAGCGCCAGCTCAGCGAGGTTGAGGTCGAAAAGTTTGCCCGCAAGCTGCTGGATGAGTGGGCTGGTAAAGTCGCTGCGGGGGAGCCAATCCCCGACCCGGTGCTGAGCATCCAGCAAAAGCCCGAGCCCATGCAGTCCGCCCAGCAGCATGACGATGCATACCATCCACCAGGGCGAAGTTTCGGATGCATGCCCAACGCAGCGACTCTAGGCAGCATAACCCCGGCACAGTGGCTGATGGAGGAGTACCGGCGGGGCAAAGAAGCAGGGATTATCAGATAGCGCGGCAGCGCATTTTTTTACGCCTGTACAGTTACCCAATGGGTAATTATATTTGCGCATTACTATTGAATTTGAACCGTATATGCATTTAAATTACCTGAGAGGTATTTATGTCGATGTTCGTAGGGATTGACCCGGGTTGCAGTGGCGCACTGGTGCTCATGGGTTCCATGGGTGGCTACATCGATCACCTGAACATGCCAACCATCAAAGTTGGTACCAAGTCCAGAGTGAACGGCGCAGCAGTGGCCGCATGGCTCAGGGATTACCAGATCGGGCACGCATACCTGGAGCAGGTCGGCGCTATGCCCGGCCAGGGAACCGCCAGCATGTTCACCTTCGGGCACGCCGCTGGCGTTGTCGAGGGAATACTGCAGGGGCTGAACATCCCGTACACGCTGGTAACGCCGCAGGCATGGAAGAAAACCGCCGGGCTTATCGGCAGCGATAAGGACGCCGCGCGCAGCCGCGCAATCCAGCTTTACCCCGAACTCAGGGCTCTGGATGCGAAGGCAAAAGGGCAGGCAATCGCCGACGCTCTGCTGATTGCGAAACATGGGATCGGGCTCATTCAGCGAAATCCGTAATCAATAACAACATCAATTCTTTAAAAAACATAAGGATAGTAAAAATGGGTAAGCAAACGATCGAAGAGTTAGAGGCGCAGGTTAAGCAGCTGGCTGCGGAGAATGCAGTTAAGCAGGAGTTTATCTCTACCTGCTTCCGTGCCGCTGGTGATGGCGGCGATATGGATGGTAACGATATCCAGGAATTAGGTGAACGGCTTGGTCTGTTTGAGCGTCAGACGTATCAACCGGCGCTGCATGGTTATATCTGCGGGCATGAGGCGGGAGAGGATAGCGTTTATGTCATGAAAGCTCCTCACGCCACCGAAGCCTACGCCGACTCCCTGCGTGCAGAAGGGGTGGAGATGTTTGCCAGCGAAACAGAAAAACTCGAATGGCATCAATCAACAACCAGATTTGTGCGTAAGTTCGCCGCCCAGCTCCGCAGCAAATCGGAGGTGCAGTCGTGAGCAGACATGAGTTCAGACGGCCGATAGCGGAGCATATCTCTAAAGTTCGCTCAGTCCTGTCAACAGTCCCAGCAGATAAGCGCCTTCACGTCATCGCTGAAGCATTGTACGACATGAACCCAACAGGAGCGGATGAGGTTTTTCAGGCTTCATGCGGCTGCTATGAGTGGGATATCAGCATGGACTACCGCAGCGCCGACGTCCGTTATGCAGAGAAAACAGAGCAGGAGGTGCAGCATGACTAACAACGACGACCTGGCGATGAAGACGCGCAAAGATTTTGAAGCGTATTACAACGAAACTCATTCATTGAAGGCCACCAGTCAATTCAAGCGCTTTGGTTATTACGTTTCGCCAACTATGCAAAAAGCCTGGGAACTTTGGCAGGCGGCTCAATCCTCACTGCTGGCAGAGCGTGACGCAGACAAGAAGCGCATCGCTGAGCTGGAATCGCGTACGGTGAGCGTTAAGTTGCCTGACCGCAGTGATGAGATGTTCTGGTCATACACTGGCGATTTCAAAGACGAAAAATACCAGACCGCTGTAATCGTTGCGCTTACTGAGGCTGGCATCAAACTGGAAGTGGGGGAGTAGGTATGTCGAAAATGACCGAATTTGAGCGTGGAGTTTTCTACGCCGCTTATCTGATTTGCGAATTGCATGACCAGCCTACGATAGCGGCAGACGTAATCCGCGAAGCCAATCTGGATAGCTGCAAAATTACCGAGCTTGACGACTGTGAATATCACGTTTTGCGCAAGCTTAATTCTTCTGAAGGCCTGCAACTGAGGACGAGATAATGACAGCACAACTGAGCCTGGAGCGCCTGGAAGCACTGGCTAATCTTCAAAGCCTTGAGTGCATGGTTCTACCTGCATCACCTGCGGAATCGGCAGAGATGGCCCGCATGCTGCTGGCGGGAATGGACAGCGAGCCGGTGGCTGTGCCTGATGGTTACGAAATCATCGCAGAAGCATGGCGATTGATGGACGGGCAGAACCCGGCTACTGCTGAATGGCATAGCGCAGCATCACGCTACCTTAACGCACACAGCCGCGCCGCCATGCTCAATGCCGGGCCTGTAACGGCGGCTACGGAGCCGGATGGGTGGAAGCTTGTTCCGGTTGAGCCGACAGTGGAAATGCGTGAAGCATTCCACAAAGCCAATGAGGAAGCAGAATCAGGACATTGTAGTGTATGGAGTCCGGACCATCAATGGAGCGAAATGCTCGCCGCATACCCGGCAGCGCCTGAGCAGGAGGTGTGAGGTGGCTACTTTACAGCTTGCAGTAAAAGGTGAGTACTTCGACGCCATGAAGCGCGGGGAGAAAACCGAGGAGTATCGCCTGGTGAATCCGTACTGGGGTAATCGCATCTTTAATCGATGGTATGACACGCTGATCATCACGCGCGGCTATCCACGGAAAAATGATACCAGCCGCCGAATTGTAGTGCCGTATGACGGCTTTGAAGTAAAAACCATTACGCACCCGCACTTCGGGCCCGAGCCGGTAAAAGTATTTGCGATAAAGGTGAATATCGATGCCTAACCCATTCGACGCCGTGATGTTCGTCCTGCTGGTGGCTGGTGCTCTCAATGAGTTGGGGTGGTTGCCATGGTGAGTAAACTCAAACAGCGGCGCGTGAGCCGCCTCAAATCCGATGTGGCCTGGTGGAAAGCGGAAGCAGCGGATCTGTATGCCCGCGTCATGGAGCAGGCCGACGAGATTGCTGCACTGCGCCAGCAGGTCGTGTTTATCCCGATGCCTGTGGTAATCCCGGAATCGGTAGCAGAGCAGCTCCGGCTGCGTAAGGGGTAAGCATGCAATACCTGATGCTGATCATGCTGGTCAATGCCGCCGGCAACATCGACTACAAAGAGCCGACAGTTTATTACGCGCGTAACGCATGCTACGACGCGCAGAAGGTCATCAAAGAGATGACGCCGAAGAATGCCACTGTGACGCTGGTTACGGCCTGTGTGCCGCGAGGGAGGGATTGATGGACAGCAGAAAGCAGTTTGAGGCAGAGATTAACAAAAAGTTTGGCGACCTTATCGACCAGCGTATTTGCAAAAACAGTGACGGGGATTATATGGCCTGGGATATGCAGGTCGCATGGTGGGCATGGCAGGCATCGCGTTCAGCTATTGAGATTGAATTACCTGTCGATAAGCCTCTGGTTGATAACTATGCCTGTGGATTCAATGAAGCAATCACTGGCGTAGCAGGCGTAATCCGCGCCGCAGGTCTGAAAGTGAAGGGTGATTGAGATGGCAAAGACTAGCGCAGAGCGCAAGGCAGCACAGCGCGCCCGCCAGGCTGAAGCCGGTGAGCGCAAATTCGAGCTGGTGCTGGATGCCCAGGAAATGGAGATGCTGGCGCAGAATTGCGCCGCCCGCCGACCGGGGAAAGAGCCTTACGAGATGGGTGAGTATATCGCTCTGCTGATTCGTCAGGACAACGCCCGCGTCTCCGGCCTGATTAAGTCCATCGGTGCCCGGCAGTGCGGGAAGTGCGGCGATCAGCTGCCGGTGAAGTCCTGCCCGTGCCAGGGTGATTCGAAGTGCTGGGCTACGCGCGGTTGGCATGAGACTAAACTATCGGTGTGAGGAAATATGTCTATAAACTGGTTTGTTGTGTGCGAAAAGTGCAAGGTTTTTAAGGATGTGGCTCAGGGCTACGAAGGGCAGGTAAGACCGACTGAGAGAGGTGAGTTGATTATCAGTTTTCTATATCAGCATGAAGGTCATAATTTGAAGTTCGTGAGTGAGTATGCTGAAGAAGTCCTTGAAGGGTGCAAAGAAGAGTTGTGACCTGTCACAGTTGCGAACTATCCCCGCTTAATTATACTGTATATGCAAACAGTATTATGGCGGGGATTTTTTATGGGCGTCAAAGACAGCAACTTCCAGATGGTGCGCCACGGCGAGCCGCTCATCATCTTCAAACCAGGCGGGATCGTATTCTTCCAGCGCGCCAGAGAGCATGGCGGAAAATGGTGGCTTGGCTACACACATCACGAAGGCTTCGAGTTCATCCTCGACCAGCCAGTTTCCATCCATGAGGGCATGGTTTTCCTCGTCAACCGAGACAGTGTCCCGCTGCCATCGCCTGACGATTTCCGCCTGGAGTAATGATATAGTTACCTGCATGGTAATTATTTCAGGTGCTCATCATGGCAAAAAGACCCTCAACACAGTTCAAGCCGCTGACCGATATGCAGGAGAGATTCTGCCAGGAGTATATACAAACACCTGATAATCAGACAGATGCAGCAGTGCGGGCTGGCTATTCAGCAAAGTCTGCGCACAATGCCGCAAGCCAGAACATGGACGAGCCGCGCATTCAGAAACGAATCGCTGAGCTGATGACAGAGCGCAATCGCCGCCTGCGCGTCAGCGCCGATTATGTGCTGCAGCGGCTGGTGGAGATCGACCAGATGGACGTGCTGGATATCCTCGACGACGAGGGCGGCCTGAAGCCGATCAGCCAGTGGCCTAAAGTCTGGCGCACCTCTCTCAGCGCGATGGACATCAACCGGATTCGCATGGCCGGAAAGGATGGTGAGGCCGATATCGAGTCCACCCTGCAAAAAGTTAAGTGGCCTGACAAGGTGAAGAACCTCGAACTCATCGGTAAGCACGTCGACGTCATGGCGTTCAAGGAGCGCGTGGAGTTATCCGGAACCGTCACTATCGCCGACAAGATGGCAGCAGCCCGTAAGCGTGTGCAGGATGGTGGGAAATGACCGCCAGCGCCGCGCCATCATACGAGGAGCAACTCATCGAGGATATCGCAGGGTTCACGCACGACCCTCTGAGTTATGCGCGCTACGCATTCCCCTGGGGCGAAGAGGGCACGGAGCTGTCACACGCCACCGGCCCCCGCACATGGCAGGCAGAAGCCTTTGCCGAGATACGCGATCACCTGCAAAGCCCTGATACCCGTCACCAGCCGCTGATGATTGCCCGCGCGTCGGGGCACGGTATCGGCAAATCAGCGTTCATCTCGATGCTGATCAAGTGGGGCATGGACACCTGCGAGGATTGCAAGGTGGTGGTGACCGCCAACACCGACAACCAGCTGCGTACCAAAACATGGCCGGAGATTATCAAGTGGTCAAATCTGGCGATCACCCGAGACTGGTTCACCTGCACCGCGACGGCGATGTACAGCAATGACCCGGGGCATGATAAGCGCTGGCGCGCTGATGCGATCCCCTGGTCTGAGCACAACACCGAGGCATTCGCCGGTCTGCACAACGAGCGCAAGCGGATCATCGTGGTATTCGACGAAGCGTCAAATATTGCCGATCTGGTGTGGGAGGTTGCCGAGGGCGCGCTGACGGATGAGGATACCGAAATCATCTGGGTGGCGTTCGGTAACCCGACGCGCAACACCGGGCGATTCCGCGAATGCTTCCGCAAATATCGCCACCGCTGGAAGTGTGCGCAGATCGACAGCCGCACCGTCGAAGGCACCAACAAAGACCAGCTCAACAAATGGGTTGAGGACTACGGCGAGGATAGCGACTTCGTTAAGGTGCGTGTCCGTGGCATCTTCCCTGATGCGTCAGAGCTCCAGTTTATCCCCACCGGGCTGACCGATGAGGCAATGAAGCGCGTCGTGACCGCAGGGCAGGTAGCGCATGCACCGGTGATTATCGGCGTCGACCCGGCTTACTCCGGCGTCGATGATGCGGTGATATACCTCCGGCAGGGTCTGCACAGCAAAGTACTCTGGACGGGCAACAAGACCACCGACGATCTTATTATGGCGAAGCGCATCGCTGACTTCGAAGACCAGTATCAGGCTGATGCGGTGTTTATCGATTTCGGCTACGGCACCGGGCTGAAGTCAATCGGCGACGGCTGGGGCAGGTCGTGGCAGCTTGTTCCGTTCGGCGGCGCATCAACCGACCCGCAGATGCTCAACAAGCGCGGCGAGATGTTTAACAGTTGTAAGACATGGCTGAAGCTTGGCGGTGCGCTGGATGACCAGGAGGCGGCAGATGACCTGTCGGCGGCGGAGTACAAGGTGCGCGTGGATGGCAAGATAGTGATGGAGCCAAAGGAAGATATCAAAGACCGCCTTGGGCGATCGCCTGGTAAGGGTGACGCTCTGCTGCTGACCTTTGCTTTCCCGGTGGCGAAGCGGTTACGAATTCCTGGGCAGGATGGGCAGCAGGGCCGGGCCATCACAGAGTACGACCCCTATGCGTGAAGCGAGTTGCGAATCTGCAACTCGGGCATAAAAAAGCCCGCACTCGGCGGGCTATTGTGACATGTCACGCAATCAAGCCTCGCTAAGCTTCTGCTTCAGCAGATAACCTTCCAACATCCAGATTTTATTGACCGCGTTCTCACGGGCAATCTTGCGTCCGATCTCTGCGTCGAAGTTCTCCGGGCTGGCGCAGGCGCTTTCGCCGGTGACGGTGAAGCCGTTGCGCAGCACCAGGACGCAGAAGGTTAACAATGGGTGCGCCGCTGCCGTTTCTTCGCCAGGTTGAGTGCCAATATAAACGTCACCATTGGCCTTATATGCCCCGAGCACGCCGTCAGCGGCGGTGAAGTAGTTTTCCGCCACAATGGTATTTTCAATATGCTGCTGAGTAACGCGCGGCGCGGTTAAGCCTTTCGCCTGAATTTCATGCTCAATATCTTTATCGCTCATCATATTCACCTTAAAAAAATGCCCGGCGAACCGGGAGAAATTGTCAACGACGGAGTGCCATCCCTGGCATGGGTGAGGGTTCACAACAGAATGTCATCGGGTGGCAATGGCTTTCTGGTGTAAAAAGGGCGGTGGCCAGTCCATCTAGGGAGAAACCGCCACCGCCAAGACTACACACAGCATATCGGTACTACGGGTATCACGGTCCTAAGGCGTGATTTGGTTGTGGTACGCAGTCTATTCGGCATAGCAGCTCTGCGCAGATGCTTCTAACAATCCCGGTGGTTGCCGGGTTAATGCCTTATTCACCACAACGAAGAGAGTACTTAGCCTGTTAAGGCGCCACACTTTGTCGCGGCTCCATAAATACTCTCTCCTGTTGTGTCCTCGTCTCTTCCGAGGTGTCACACCGAACTGCCACGATGGTGAGTCGCAACTTCGTGCCTAAACGATGGCTTGCACATTCCGGCTACCCGCTGACGAGGAAAACGCAACAAGGAACATCCCGGACCGCTATCGGCACATGTGCCATATGCCGTACTGCCACAGCTAAAAGCGCGATCCACCGTTTGCATTTAACGACCAGACCAGCAGTCATTCACTGAATCGCGCTTTGAGTTATGTGCTGGGATGATGCCCAGCTTATCCACCGCCTTTACTTTTAAGCCCAATATCCTGCTGCGGTACTCCGGGCTACTGCATTAGCGTTCACATACCCACCTCTGCAATCTGTCGCATGCTTCATCGCTGTCATGCTCAGCCAACTGTCTAAGAGTTGCACCCGTCGTTGCCGAAGCTGATAAGTGCAACCCACTAACTGTTACCTAAAAGGTAATAATTGCACCGGATAATGTCAATACCCTGGGTAAAATAATTCGTATATGGTTAAATTGGTAATAATTTAACACACCCGGAGTACCCGCCATGTGCATTGGTAGCACGCCGAAAGTAACTGCCGCGCCGGAAGTTCAGGCCGCACCGCAGGAGCAGGACGCAGCCGTTGTCAGTTCCCGTGATGAAGAGACCCGCCGCCGCCGCGCTGCTGCTGGCCGCAACTCCACTCTGCTGACCGGCTCGCAGGGCGATACATCCGTTGCTAATACCAGCGGCAAGACCCTGCTGGGCCAGTAACGGAGCACATAAAATGGCTGAAGAATCACTCAAGCAGCGCCTGAACAAGCAGTTCGCACAGCTTCAGAACGACCGCACGTCGTTCGAGTCGCACTGGCGTGATCTGAGTGACTTCATCAACCCGCGCGGCTCGCGCTTCCTGACGTCTGACGTCAACCGCGACGAGCGTCGCAACACCAAAATCGTTGACCCTACCGGCAGCCTGGCAGCCCGCATTCTTTCCAGCGGCATGATGTCGGGTATCACCAGCCCGGCGCGCCCTTGGTTCAAACTGGCAACGCCGGATCCGCAGATGATGGACTTCGGCCCGGTTAAGGTCTGGCTGGAGACAGTGCAGCGCCTCATGAACGAGGTGTTCAACCGCTCTAACCTGTACCAGTCACTGCCTCTGCTTTACAGCAGTCTGGGCATTTACGGCACCGGCGCGATGGCGGTACTGGATGACGAAGAGGATGTTATCCGCACGCAGGTTTTTCCGATCGGAAGTTACCACCTGGCTAACTCTGAGCGCGGAAACGTCGATACCTGCTTCCGCAAATTCTCCATGACGGTGCGCCAGCTGGTGCAGAAGTTTGGCATCGAGAACGTGAGCGATACCGTCAAGAGCATGTTCGAGGCTGGCAACTACGAGAAGTGGATCGAGGTGATGCACGCCGTTTACCCGAACATGGATCGCCGCACCGGCAGCCTGTTGTCGAAGGACAAGCCGTTCAAGTCGGTCTACTACGAGTGCGGCGGCGACAGCGACAAGCTGCTGCGCGAATCCGGCTTCGATGAGTTCCCGATTATGGGGCCTCGCTGGGAGGTCAACGGTGAAGATGTCTATGCCAGCTCATGCCCCGGCATGCTGGCGCTGGGCCAGGTCAAAGCCCTTCAGCTTGAGCAGAAGCGTAAAAGCCAGCTGATCGACAAGGCGACCAACCCGCCGATGGTTGGGCCATCTTCGCTGAAGAACCAGCGCGTTTCCCTTCTGCCTGGCGATATCACCTATATCGACCAGGTGACCGGTCAGGATGGCTTCAAGCCTGCCTACCTGGTTAACCCGAACACCGCTGATCTGCTGAATGATATTCAGGATACCCGACAGACCATCAACTCCGCTTTCTTTGTCGACCTGTTCATGATGCTGCAGAACATCAACACCCGCTCGATGCCGGTTGAAGCGGTGATCGAGATGAAGGAAGAGAAGCTCCTCATGCTCGGCCCGGTGCTGGAGCGCCTGAACGATGAGTGCCTTAACCCGTTAATCGACCGCACCTTCTCCATCATGGCGCGCAAAAACATGCTGCCGCCGCCGCCTGACGTCATGCAGGGAATGCCGCTGCGCATCGAATACATCTCCGTTATGGCGCAGGCGCAGAAGTCTATCGGCCTCTCCAGCCTGTCATCAACCATCGGCTTTATTGGTCAGCTCGCACAGTTCAAGCCGGAGGCTCTGGACAAACTCGACGTCGACCAGGCCATCGACAGCTTCGCGGATATGTCAGGAGTCAGCGCGACAGTCGTGTTGCCACAGGAGCAGGTAGAGCAGATTCGCCAGCAGCGAGCTCAGCAGCAGCAGGCCGCCCAGGCAATGCAGATGGGCATGGCTGCCGCCGACGGAGCCAAGACGCTCAGCGAAACGAATACGCAGGATCCGAATGCGCTCACTCAACTGGTTAACGCCGCGCGAGGTCAGACGCCATGAGCGAATTCGAAGAAAGCGAGAACAAAGAATACCTGGCTCGCATCGCTATCAGAGCAGAGCGCGACATTGCCGACATTCAGTTTGTGATGTCCAGCGAGCAGGGTCGCCGCGTCTTGTGGTCAGTGCTTGAGAAAGGCCAGGTGTTTGGCTCCTGCTTCAGCGTTGACCCGCACATCACGGCATTCAATGAAGGGCAGCGAAATCTGGCGCTGGCATTGTTTCAGCGCGTAATGGGCCACTGCCCTGAGCAGTATCTGAAAATGGCAGCCGAGGCCGCCGCCGACGAAAAGGAGATGTCAGGTGATTGAAGCGATCCGCTATTTCCATGCATCCACGCTGATGGAGCTGGAGCAGATGATGCCAGCACTCATTTCTCAGGGCTGGCAGCCAACAGGGACATTGTCTGTCGATCCATCAATGGGCGGCTGGGATTTCTACCAGACCATGATTAAAGGCGACGCAACTGCAATGCCGAGCAACACGGCAGCCGTTACTGATGGCCTGACCTACTCACTGTCAGGATCTGATGGAGCTACCGATCAGGGCGTGACAGTCACTCCGGTAGTTGCGAACAGCCGCGTCGACCGATTCAAGTTACCGGCAAGTGCTGCTGTCGTGAAAAACAATGACACGGTGTCCGTCCGTAACAGTGCTGGTGCGAATGGTAAAGGCTCTACTGCCGTCGTCACCAGCGCAGGTGCGATCACCAGCGTCAACCTTCCTGCAACCACAGGGATGGTGGACAACGGTTCTGCTGTAGCGGTGCAGAACTCAGCTGGCACAGCGGTGCCCGGCACTCACCCGGCAACCGTATCGTCTGGCGTGCTGCAGAACATCAGGCTGGCTGCCACCATCGCGCCCGTCAGCACCGGTGATTCCGTTGCCGTTCAAAACTCCGCGGGCTCTGCCGTTGCCGGTACGCATTCCGCAACGGTTGGGTCTGGTGCGCTTACCAACGTCAAACTCGCCGCAACGATCGCCACAGTAGCCAATGGCTCTGTACTGGCATCGCTGCCTGTAACCAACAACGCCATTCTCGCGATTGGCACAGCAAACAGACAGGTAACAGTGACCGTCGCCAATGGCGTCATCACTGGCCTGGCAATCGTTTAAGGGTAACGAAATGGGAAATTCTTTGTTTCGCAAAATCTTCGGCATCGTTGCCATGCAGGAAGCAACTGACGCCAGCGCTGCTGGTGGCGGTGGTGATGCTCCTGCGCCAGCGACTGATTCATCTGCGCCAGCAGGTAACGAACCTCCAGCAACAGACCCCGCTGAGCCAGCTGCTGAGCCGGATAAATCGGAGGGCGATAAGCCTGAAGGTGACAAGCCGGACGGCCAGAAGAAACAGGAAGAGCAGAAGTCCGAAGGCGCTCCGGAGAAATATGAGTTCAAAGCCGGTGAAGGCGTTGAGCTGGATCAGGAAGCCCTGAAAGATTTCGAGCCGCTGGCCCGCGAGCTGAACCTGACCAACGAGCAGGCGCAGAAGATGGTCGACCTGTACGGCAGCAAGATCCTGCCAATGGTGCAGAAGCAGCAGGCCGAAGCCTGGCAGAAGCAAACCGAAGGCTGGGCGGAAGCGGTTAAAGCCGACAAAGAGATTGGCGGTGCAAACCTGACTTCCAGTATCAGCACTGCGCAGCGCGCGCTGGAAACCTTCGGCACGCCTGTGCTGAAAGAATACCTGAATACTACCGGCCTGGGTAATCACCCCGAGCTGATCAAAGTGTTCGTGAAGGTCGGTAAAGCCATGTCGGAAGATGGCATGGTCACCGGCAAAGAAAGCGGTCAGCGTACTGCTGCCGAAGTGCTTTATGGCAAATAAGAGAGGAAACAACCATGGCTGTTAAAGGCTTAACTGCGCTGACGCTGGCTGACTGGGGTAAGCGCGTAGACCCGAACGGGAAAGTCGATAAAATCATCGAGCTTCTCGGTCAGACTAACCCGATCCTGATGGATATGCCGTTCGTAGAAGGCAACCTTCCGACCGGTCACCGCACCACTGTACGCTCTGGCCTGCCGCAGGCAACCTGGCGCTTGCTGAACTACGGCGTGCAGCCGAGCAAATCTACCACTGTGCAGATCACCGACACCGTCGGCATGCTGGAAACTTACGCAGAAGTCGATAAGTCCCTGGCTGATCTGAACGGTAACACCGCTGAATTCCGCCTGTCGGAAGACCGTGCCTTCATCGAAGGCATGAACCAGCAGATGGCGCAAACACTGTTCTACGGCGATACCAGCGTTAACCCGCAGCAGTTCATGGGTCTGTCGTCACGTTACTCCAGCAAATCTGCTGGTAACGGTCAGAACATCATCGACGCCGGGGGCTCGGGCACCGATAACACATCTATCTGGCTGGTGGTGTGGGGCGAGAATACCGTCCATGGCATCTTCCCGAAAGGGCAGAAGGCTGGCCTGCAGATGGAAGATAAAGGGCAGGAGACGCTGTTTGATGCCAACGGCGGTCGCTATGAAGGCTATCGCACCCACTACAAGTGGGACAATGGCCTGTCTCTGCGCGACTGGCGCTACGTTGTGCGCATTGCCAACATCGACGTGAGCGATCTGTCGGTGCCTGGTTCAGCTGCCAACATCGTCAGCCTGATGGTTCGCGCTCTGCACCGCATTCCGAACCGCGGCATGGGCAAGCCGGTTTTCTACATGAACCGCACGATCGCCCAGGCTCTCGACTTGCAGTCTCTGGATAAAGCGTCGCTGGCGCTGACCGTCAAAGAGACAGAAGGCGAATTCTGGACCGCCTTCCGTGGCATCCCGATCCGCGAAACCGACGCGATTCTCGAAACCGAAGCGCGCGTCGTTTAACCCCTGACAATAACCGGCGGCCCGGTGACGGGCTGCTAACTGGAGAAATTAAGATGATCCTCGACAAACTGTTGATGTTCTCCGAAGCGCAGGCGGTTACGGCTTCTGCTGCTTCTACCGATGTGATTGACCTCGGCCCGATTGACGGCACGCGCCGCGATATCGGTGTCGGCGAGCCGCTCGAATGGTTCGTTAACGTCAATACCACGGCGACTGCCGCTGGCGCTGCGACTGTTAACGTGCAGTTGCAGACCAGCCCGGATAACTCCACCTGGACTACGCTGGCCAGTTCCGGCGATCTGGCGCTGGCTGCGCTGACCTCTGGCAAGCGTATCGTCTCGCAAAAAGTTCCGCAGGGCGTTCAGCGCTACCTGCGCCTGAACTATGTGGTCGGCACCGGCCCGCTCACCGCTGGCGCGTTTACCTCCGGCATCAACCTTGATGTTGACGGTAACAACCAGTACTACTCCATCCGCTCCAAAATCACTGGTTAAGGGGATCTAAATGTCAGGCGAAAAAGCTAAATACCGCGTTCTCCGCCTCTCTCATATCCACAACCAGTTGTGGGAAGAGGGTGCCGAAGTGGAGTACGACGGCGAGCCGGGCAGCGCTCTGGAGCCGATCAACTCAGCAGCGAAAGCTGCCAAGAAGAAGGCAGACCAGAAGCGCGGCATCTCCACTGCTGATGTTCAGCCGTCATCCATTAAGGGCGACGAGAACCACGAACACCAGATTGGTGGTGAGGAAGTGGTCGACAACGACGCCAATACCTTCAGTGAAGATGAAGCATCGCTCCGCCAGCAATACGAAGAACTTTTCAACAAGAAGCCAGGCAACATGACTGTTGAAACGATCAAAGAACGTATCGCTGAAGAGCGTCAGAGACTGGGCCTCTAAGCCTCAGGTGTTGAACAGGGGGCTTCGGCCCCCTTCTTGCAGGAGCGCATCATGGAACTCGTAAACCTCAAAACCGGCACCGACACCTACCAGGACGAAAGCGGCGAGACCCAAACTCGCGACGATTATCCCTGGGGCCTGTGCATCAACCTCGACAATGAAACCCTTAAAAAGCTCGGTGCGACTCCGCAGCCTGTCGGCTCTGAAGTGATGATCACCGCGCGCGCCATCATTAAAAGCACGTCCTCGCGCGAAAGCGAAGATGGAACCAAGCATGATGCCAGTCTGCAAATCACTGATATGGCGGTCTCTGCTGCCAGCCAGCAGGAGCAGAAAAGCGCAGCGGAAACCCTGTACGGCAACGGGGGTGAGTGATGGCATCGGTCGTTGAAATCTGCAACCGCGCGCTGAGCAACATCGGAAACAGCCGCAGCATCAACAGCCTGAACGAAGCCAGCAAAGAAGCCGGTGAGTGCTCCCTGCATTTCGATGCCTGCCGCGATTCGGTGCTGGCTGACTTCGACTGGAACTTTGCCACTAAGCGCGTGGCGCTGGCCGACACCGGCGCGCCACCGCCTGACTGGAATTTTGCATATCGCTACCCGACGGACTGCGTGCGCATCACCGAAATTATGGTGCCCGGTGTGCGTAATCCGACCGCAGCGCAGCGCATTTCTTATGAGGTTGGTGCAGATGCCGGCGGCACAGGAAAGCTAATCTACACCGATCAGGAAGATGCCTGGCTGAAATACGTAGGGCGCGTCACCGACGTGAACATGTACGACGCTATCTTTGCCGAGGCGCTGGCCTGGCGACTGGCGGCCGCGATTAACATGGCGCTGACCGGCAATGCAGATCTCGGCAACAATGCCCTCAATATGTACGGGCGCGTGATCCTGAGCGCAGGCTCTCACAGCCTAAACGAATCTCAGGAGCCGGTAATGCCTGAGAGCGCCTTCACCAGCGCGAGGTTGTCATAATGGCGATTAGCTGGATTCAGCCGAGCTTTGCCGGCGGTGAGATCGGCCCGTCTCTTTACGGGCGCATTGATATGTCGAAGTACCAGGTGGCGCTGCGCAAGTGCGACAACTTCATCGTGCGGCAGTATGGCGGGGTCGAGAACCGCCCAGGCACAAAGTTTGTCGCAGCGGCGAAATACCCAAACCGTAAGTGCCGCCTGATCCCTTTCCAGTTCTCTACGGTGCAGACCTACGCGCTGGAGTTCGGTCACAACTATATGCGCGTCATCAAAGACGGTGCGGTAGTGCTGACGACCGGAAACGCCATTTATGAACTGGTGATGCCATACACCGAAGATGATCTGTTTAAGCTGAAGTTCACGCAATCAGCAGACGTAATGACCATCTGTCATCCTAACCACCCGCCTAAAGAGTTGCGCCGATATGCGCATGACAACTGGCAGATCGTCGACGTTGTGACGACTAACGGACCGTTTGAGGATATCAATGTCGACAAGTCTGTCACCGTCTATGCCAGCGCCGAAACCGGCACGATTACACTGACTGCCAGCAGCGCAATCTTTGGTGCCGAGCAGGTCGGTAAGCTTTTCTATCTCGAGCAGCCTGCCGTGGATGGGATCCCTGTATGGGAAACGAGTAAAACCACTGCCATCAATGATGTTCGCCGGGCTGACAGCAACTATTACCGTGCCAATACAGCCGGAAAAACCGGCACGCTGCGACCCTCGCACACTGAAGGTATGGCGTGGGATGGCTGGGGCGGAACCAGCGACAGCGATACTGGAATCCAGTGGGAATATCTCCACAGCGGGTTCGGTATCGCGCGGATCACTGCTGCGGCAGGCACGACAGCAACGGCGACAGTGCTTTCCCGCATACCGTCTAACGCTGTTGGTAGCACGAAAGGCAGCTACAAGTGGGCGCGATACGCCTGGAACAGCGTAAACGGCTACCCGAGCACCGTCGTTTACTACGCACAGCGCCTGTTCTTCGCGGCATCCACAGCGTACCCACAAACAATATGGGCCAGCCGCACCGGGGATTACAAAGACTTTGGCAAAAATAACCCGACTCAGGATGATGACCGGATTATCTATACTTACGCTGGTCGGCAGGTGAATGAGATCCGCCATCTGATAGACGTTGGTTCTCTCGTCGTGCTTACATCAGGCGGTGAATTCGTCGCATCGGGCGATCAAAACAAGGTACTCACACCGCCATCGTTCTCTCTCAACTCTCAGGGTGCTAACGGCTGCAGTAATGTACCTCCGATCGCCGTGGCAAACATCGCCCTTTTTGTGCAGGACAAGGGAAGCGTTATCCGCGATCTGGCGTACAGCTTTGACGTCGACGGGTTTCAGGGTAATGACCTGACAATCCTGGCTAACCACCTTTTCCAGCGTAACCGAATCATCGACTGGTCATTTTCGACGGTGCCGTACTCGGCAGCTTTTTGCGTGCGTGACGATGGCCTGCTGCTGGTGATGACCTACCTGCGAGAGCAACAGGTTTTCGCCTGGGCACCACAGTCCAGCGCCGGTAAATACGAGAGCACCTGCAGTATCAGCGAAGGCAATGAGGATGCCGTTTACTTCGTCGTGAACCGCACCATCAATGGACAGCCAGCACGGTACATTGAGCGGCTTTCATCACGACTTTTCAGCACCGACGAGGATGCTTTCTTTGTCGATAGCGGCCTGAGCTATGACGGACGTAACACCAGCGGAGCGCGAGCTGTGTCCATAACTGGCGGCAGCGGAACGTGGCCATATGAGCAGCCTTACACACTGACCATTACTGGCAGCAACTACTTTATCAGCAGCGACGTCGGCACGCAGATCCAGATTCCTTATACCGAAGTGGAAGACGGCGAGGTGATTAACAAAGAGCTGCGGCTTGATATCCAGTCAGTGACCAGCGGTACCGCCGTAGTGGTAATGGCTAACCGCGATATCCCGGCAGCACTTCGGAACAACGCCACCACAAACTGGCAGCTCGCGCGCAAAACATTCAGCGGGCTAAACCACCTCGAAGGCCAGACCGTGAACGTTCTTTCCGACGGCAGCGTTGAGCCGCAAAAGGTTGTCACCGGTGGTGCTGTAACTCTCGAATCTCCCGGCGCTGTTGTGCATATCGGTCTGCCGATAACTGCTGAACTGGAGACGCTGGATATCAATATCACCGGGCAGGAAACGCTGCTGGATAAAAAGCAGATTATCCCTTCCGTAACCATGGTGGTGAATGCCAGCCGCGGCATCTTTGCCGGAACGTCTGGCGGCAAGCTTTACGAATACGCCCAGCGCGAGTTCGAGTTTTACGATGACCCGGTGCAGGACGCAACGGGAAAAGTGGAAGTGAAGCTAGACAGCAACTGGCAGAAAAACAGCAGGGTTAAGGTGCAGCAAACAGACCCTTTGCCGCTGGCTATCCTGGCTGTCATCCCTCGCCTGACCGTGGGAGGCTTCTGATGATTGACGCTCAGATCGTACCGGCAACCGCAGCGCACATAGAGGAAATCCTGCCGCGTGTCCGGCAGGCTGATATTGAGGAGTTTCTGGCTACCAACGGCTGGAGCCCTCGGCGTGTGATGGAGTTTGGCCTCAACACCTCTACCTTTTCGTGTGCTGGTTTAATCAATGGCAGGGTGATCACCATATTCGGCGTAGCGCCCGGTTCAATGATCGGCGGAACTGGCATACCCTGGCTGGTTGGCACCGAAGATCTGGAGAAATATCAACGGACTTTCCTGCGCCGCTGCCGCAAGGTGGTCAATGCAATGCTGACCGTTTATCCGTATCTTGAAAACTATGTTGATGCGCGGAATCACGTTGCTAAGACCTGGCTGAAATGGCTCGGGTTCGAGCTGGAAAACGCCGCGCCCTACGGCAAGCATCGCCTGCCATTCCACCGTTTCCACATGGAGAAAAAATAATGTGTGATCCGGCTACCGCTCTTGCCGGCGCGAGCGTCGCGCTTGGTGGTCTTTCAGCAGTTAACCAGTATCAGAACAGCCGCTACCAGGCCGCGCAGGCTAACGCAAATGCTGATGCAGCAACGGCTCAGGCTGAGGATGCTGTTAATCGTGGCAATGCAGCAGCTGATCAGCGTCGCTCACAGATGCGTCAGCAACTGGGATCGCAGGCAGCAGCGCTCGGTGCCAACGGCGCGGATTTGAGTTCCGGCTCTGCGCTAAACGTCTTTGGCGATACTGCACAGTTTGGCGAACTGGACGCGCTGACGACCCTCAATAACGCTACGCGCGAGGCTTACGGCTACCAGACGCAGGCGCAGAACTTCAAATCCCAGGGCAGCGCGGCAGCGCGGCAGGGTACGTTCGGTGCGGTTACCACGCTGCTTACTGCGCCGCTGAATGCCTACGGCGCATATAAAATGGGTGGCGGCACATGGAGCCCGTTTTCTCAGAGCGCGGCACCGATCAGCGCAGCCGTCGGCACACCTACCGGTCGATAAGGAGACATCATGCCAGTCGTACCTACAGTCACCGGGCGTCAGGTCCAGTCTCAGGGATTCAACTCTCAGCCCATTCAGCCACAGAGCGCGCCGAATTTTGCTGATGCTCTTGTCGATGTAGGATCCAAAGCTATCGGCGTTTTCGCCGAGGCAAAGCAGCGCGCCAACGTGGCGCTGACGCAGGATGCCTCACTGCAACTCGACAACATCGGTAGCGAGCTGATGAACAATCCCCAAACAGGGTTAATCAACCTGCAGGGGAAAAACGCCATTGGCAAGGCTGGCGAGTACGTTCAGCAGTTTGATTCTCAGGTGCAGAGTATTGCGCAGTCTCTCCCTGATGAGCAGGCCCGTGCAGCATTCCTGAGCCAGGCACAGCAGCAGCGTACGCAGTTCGCCACGATGGCAGGTCGCCATGAAGTTGGTCAGATCAACGCGTATGAGGAAGGTCAGTTCCAGGCTACGCTCACCAACAGCGGTAAGAAAGCGGCATCGATGTATGGAGATAATGCTGCGTACGTTTCGGTTAACCGGGAAACCTTCCAGCAGATCGACCAGTTCGGTGCGGCGCACGGCTGGAGCCCTGAGCAGATTCAGGCCAAAAAGATCGAGTTCAAGGAGGCTGCCGCTAAATCGACCGCAAGCAATGCGGTGGGTGCCGATTACCTGCGAGTACGCCAGCAAAATGGCGAACTCAGCGATACGCTGGCCGGGGCTAGACGGGCCACATTAAGCCCATATGGTGGAGAGCCAAAATCCACTAAGGGTATGGTGACACAAGGAAACATTAACCTCTTTAACAGGCCATCCGTTAAAAACGAAGATGGCACAATCAGTACCGTCAGAACAATTTCAATCGGCACCGATGCTGGTGAAGTACTGATACCAACAGTAAGTGATGACGGTAAGTTACTATCTGATGACGAAGCCATAGCCCTCTATGAGAAAAGCGGCAAGCATCTTGGTATTTTCGACAATCCTGATGACGCGACAGCATATGCTGAAAAACTTCACGACCAACAGGATCAGTATTACGTAAAAGGGGATAACGGATCAGCGCGCGGTATTCGCAATAACAATCCTGGTAACCTCGAGTACAGCAAAAATAATCCGTGGGTAGGGCAGACAGGTGATGATGGCCGTTTTGCAAAATTCGAGACGCCGGAGCATGGTATTCGCGCGCTGGGTCGCAACCTGCTTTCATATCAGCGGCAGGGCATCGACACCGTTAACGACATCATCACGCGCTGGGCACCGCCGGAAGACAATAACGACACCGCCGCATACATCAAATCTGTCTGCGCGAAGCTTGGCGTAAGCTCGGATCAGCAGATCAATGCGGCCGACCCCGACACGCTCAAAGCATTGTGCGCGGCAATCATCACCCACGAAAATGGCAATCAGCCGTATTCTGACCAGCAACTTTCTTCTGGTATCAATGCTGCGATCGGCGTTTCCAATCTGCCAACCACCAATAAAAGATATACAGGAACCCCCTGGTTTGATGCTCTTAACGAAGCAGACCAGGCGGGAATTTTGCGACAAACAGATGCGATAGCTAAACAGCAGCAAACAGAATACCGTGCCTTGCTGGATGAAAGAGTGCGCGATGCCAGTGCCGCGTATATGCGCGGTGTGGAGTTCCCCAACGCTCCGACGCAGCAGGACTTCCTGGCCGGATACGGATTGCGTGAGGGTAATCTGCGCTACACAGAGTTTCGGAACAACCAGATCGCGGGGCAGTATATCGGTTCCTTCAGGAACCTGCCGACGCAGAGCATTGAGGGCGTTGTAGCTGGCCTCAAGCCTGGAACTGAAGATAGTGGCGAAGGTTATGCAGCGCGCGCCGCTACCTATGATGCCGTCGTTAAAGCGGCTGGCGAGGTTATCCGGCAGCGTAAAGCTGATCCCATTCAGTACTCATTGGCAACAGGCCAGGCCAAACCTCTGGATTTATCCAGCCAGCAAAACTTCGGCTCCAGCATAGCGCTGCGCGCGTCGCAGATTAACGATCTGTCGAAAACGTATGGCACTCCGGTAACTTTTTTCTCCAAAGAAGAGGCGGCGCAGATAGGTCACTTCTTCCGTGATGCGCCGGTATCTCAGCAATCTGCTTATCTCGACACCATCCACAAAAGCACCGGCGGCGGCAAGACCTATATGGCAGCACTTCAGCAAATCAGCGTGAATGCGCCGTCTGCCGCAGTTGCCGGAATTCTTATGGACAAGCCTGGCGGTGTGGTTGCTGAGAAGAACTGGTTCAATCCTGATGTTTCTGTGTCGCCTTCGACCGCATCGCAAACCATTCTGGCTGGTGCCGCAGCGCGTAAGGGCTCGAAAGAGGCCAAGGGCATGACAATGCCAAAAGAAAACGATATGCGGCTCGAGTTCAGCGATACCGTTAAAGATGCATTTGCCGGTGACGCGCAGGGCGCATCTATGGCGTATGACGTTGCGAAAGACTACTACGCCGGGGTGATGGCGCAGAAGGGCGATCTCTCTGGTGAGCTGGATTCTGACGTCTGGAAGCAGGCGATCAACGTCGCTACCGGCGGCGTGCACGATTACAACGGCATGGGTAATGTCCTGCTGCCGTGGGGAATGTCTTCTGAGCAGTTCGATAAAGAGGTTAATCAGGCATGGGAAACGCAGGTTACCGGTGCTGGCGTTAAGGCTCCGCCAGGGCAGTACGGCCTGCAAAGCTACGGCGACAGCCAGTATCTTGTGAAGCTCGGCACCGGCTATCTGCTGAAGCCTGACGGATCCCCAGTAATTATCGACCTGACGCAGCAGCGCCTGCGCTTCACGGGGGACATTCCGCAATGAGCTACTTCGGATTTAACCCGGTAAACCAGAACCAGCAGCTGGATCAGGCCGCATCCAACCCAATCGGAAGCCCTAAAAACGATGTCGGCTTTTTTGATGGCTCAGTCAGCGGCGCGGCATCCGGTCTGTATTCTGGTCTTGTTGCGAAGCCTGACCAGATTTTGTGGGCTGGGGTTGATGCAGTCGTGTCGCCCATTGCTCAGTTTGTTAATGACAACACATCATTTCGTGACACGTCACCTGAGTACATCGCCCGGCAGAGAGAGCTTGCTGCAGCACAGGTTAAGCGCCTGACGCCGGACGCCGCCACTACCGGCACCGCCGGTCAGGTGCTGTATGGTCTTTTCGATATGGGATCTCAGGCAGTAGTCAGCACGCTGGCCGCTGGTCCTGCTGGCGCCGCTGCTGCTGTAACGAGCCTGCAGGGATTCTCCGAGTTTGAGCGACTGCGCGGCGAGGGTGTCGATTACAGCACCGCTCAGGAGGTAGCGCTGGTGCACGGCCTTACCGCTGGTGCCGGTACGGTCATACCGATGAGCATCGGCCTGCGTGCTGGTGGCGCACTGGCTGAAGGTGTCGGCGCTCAGTTATCACGGTCGGCGATTGGCAATGCTGCTGGTACCGTTGCGCGCGCTGCGCCTGATATCGCTTATGCGGCGGGTACGAACGTCGCCTTCGGGATGGCTATGCGAGGCAGCACCGCCTCTATCCTGCGCAACAATGGCTATGAGGATATGGCCTCTCAGTATGACGTGTTCGATAAGCAGGCGATGGCGATCGATGCAGTTCTCGGGCTTGCATTCGGCGGCGTAGGCCGGTTCGTTAACTCGCGTGGTGAAAATGTACGCCCACCTGATTTTATGCCCGCCGACGTCGATGCAGCGCTGGCGGCCAATGCGGCTCATCATGCTGAGTTTGATATCGCTCCAGGTATCCCGGTTAATGTGCTGTCACGTGATGCGCATGCCCAGGCGCTACGTCAGGCAATGCAGGATGTCAGCGCAGGACGATCGGTTGATGTGGCGAGCATTGTTGAGCCTGCGGCATTCACCAGCATACCGGCACGGCGCAGCATTATATCGCAGGCACTGGATGAGATGCTTTCTCAGGCAGATGAGGGAGCGACATCCAGGGCTCTTGAAATGCGAACGCTTGAGGATCAGGCTGCGCAAATTCTTCCACGTGGTGACCGCAAGGTTTACCAGTCAGAAATAGCCAACAGTGAACGCATTATCAATAACCTCACTGAGCAGCGTAACCAGATACTGGCAGAGCAGCCGGCTGGCAGCGGCAAAGCACTGTCCCGTGCCCGCGCCGACAAGCAGGAAAGGCTGAGAGATGTAGACCAGCGGATCAGCGAAGCGCAGGGTCGCCTGGAATTCTCTCGTACCGCACTGGCTCCGCATGAGCCTGGTGGTGAATTCTTCGAGGCAAGAGCAGAGATCGCCCGCAGGCAGCAGGCAGAGTCCGAGCTTGATGCGCAGGCTCTTTCATTTTTCCGCACGGCAGAAGTTCGTTCCGCCGATGAAGTCGCACCGCTGGAGCCTAACGCGGCTCTCCGGGACATAGAAAGCACGCCACCGGCAAGAACGGTTGACAATCAGCAGGACATTGACGTGATGGCCGCCGAAGAGTCGCTGGCATTATCGCCAGATATGATGATCACCATGCTTGATGAAGATGGCAATCCACAGTCAAGAAGCGCGCGCGAGGCCCTCGACGATGCCGCACGGGAAAATGATAAGGCGGTGCAGGACTCCAGACTTTTCGATGTCGCTGTTGCGTGTTTCTTAAGAGGATAAATTATGCGTCAGGAATGTATTAACGCCGTGCAGCAGGCAGCAAGCCGCCGACTCACGCAGCAGGAAATCCAGAATATTGAAGACCGTATTTACCGGAATATGCGACAGCTTGCACGCAATGATCCGGCTTCATGGCGGGCGATGACTGACGCCGAACGTCTGCGCCGTGCCGGGCAGTTAGCAGCGAACGAACTCACCAACGAAGCAGCGCTGAAGAAGCGCCGCGTTGCGCTCACCATCGCAGCCAGGCAGCGTCTCGACGCCTTCATAAAAACCTATCAGGGGAAAGACGGCAAGCTTGAGGCCCTTAACCGCACCATCGCCTTTCACGCTGACGGCAAATCTAATTTCCTGTCGGTAGAATCACGCGGTAAAGCCACACGTGACTATGCGCTCAGCCAGATTCAGGAAGCATTCGAAGCGGTAGACCCGCGATTCTTCCACCTGTTTGAGGACGAGGCCAGCGTGCGCGATCTGGTTTACGAGATGCGCGGGCAGGACACCGGAAACGTGAGAGCCAAGAAGGGAGCAAAAGCATGGGCTGGCGTTACAGAATTGCTGCGCCAGCGCTTCAATGATGCTGGTGGTGATATCGGCTACCTGGAAAACTGGGGCATCCCTCAGCACCACTCAATGGAGAAAGTCGGCAGGGTCTCACAGGACAAGTGGGTCAGCGACGTGATCGGCAAGCTGGACCGGAAGTACTACACCAAAGAAGACGGCCAGTTGATGAGTGACGCGGAGCTGAGCACCTTCCTCGGAGAAGCATACAACACGATCGCCACCGGCGGGCTGAATAAACTTAGCGATACCGGCATGCGGCTTTCAGGCGCGCGCTCTAATCGCGGTAACGCGTCTCGGCAGATCCACTTCAAAGACGCAGATTCTTACCTTGAGTATCAGCGCGAGTATGGCGATCGATCTCTGTGGGAGGTCATGGTCGGTCACCTGGAAGGTATCAGCAAAGATATCGCGCTGGTTGAAACGTACGGTCCGAACCCCGATCACGTTTTTCGCTCTATCCTCGACGATGTCACAGCTGAGCAGGCCACTGCCAACCCTGAGCGCACCGGCAGGATCAAGCGCCTGGCTAACAGCACTGAGAACCTTTACAACTTTATCTCTGGCAAGACTCAGCCGATCGCCAACCCGCACATCGCGCGGTGGTCTGACAACATCCGTAACTGGATGGTGGCGAGCCGTCTTGGATCCGCGCTGCTGGCTTCGTTCTCTGACCTGGGCACGATGTACATGTCAGCGAAGGTAGCGAACATCCCTATGAACCGGCTGTTTATGAACCAGCTTGAGGCGATGAACCCGGCGAATCGCACTGAACTTGCCCGCGCCCGCCGCGCCGGTCTGGCAATGGAATCTCTGCTCGGCAGCGTTAACCGCTGGGCGATGGATAATATGGGGCCGTCGGTTTCCCGATGGGCAGCAACGGCGGTGATGCGCGCCAGCGGCCTGACAGCATGGACTGATGCGCACAAACGCGCCTACGGTGTGACGATGATGGGCAGCCTTGGCGAGGTGGTCAGCAGGGCGCCGGATCTGCGCAGCCTAGATGACAGTGATTTTCGCATATTGAAAAGCAAAGGAATCACCGAGCAGGACTTCAGCGTCTGGAAGCTGGCGCAGCAGGAGGACTGGGGTAACGGCAACACGACGATGCTGACTCCGGAAAGTATCATGCGGATCCCTGATGCTGCCGTGATGCACTTAGGCCTCCCTGAGCGTGTCAGGTTTGAAGCTATGCGCCGACTGCTGGCGGCGGTATCTGAAGAAGTCGACATGGCCGTGATTACTCCGGGCGCGCGCGAACAGCTTCTTACCGGCGGCGGTTTGCAGCGCGGGACATGGAAAGGCGAATTGACCCGCTCCGTGTTCCTGTTCAAATCGTTTCCGATCTCTGTTGTGTTACGGCACTGGACGCGCGCAATGGGGATGCCTTCCGCTGGTGGCCGCGCCGCTTATATCGCCGCGTTTCTCGCCAGCACCACGATGCTCGGAGCGCTGTCTCAGCAGCTTAACGACCTGGCATCCGGGCGCAATCCCCGGGAGATGACCGGTAAAGATGCAGGTAAATTCTGGCTTGGTGCGCTGCTTAAGGGGGGTGGGCTTGGCCTGTATGGCGACTTCCTTCTTTCTGACCACACGCGCTATGGTGGCGGTGCTCTGGCATCAATGCTGGGGCCAGTGGCAGGGCTTGTTGATGACGTCGTAAAACTCGCGCAGGGCATCCCGCTTAATGCCGTTGAAGGAAAGCCTGAGCAGACCGGTGGTGATCTGGTTAAACTCGGCAAGGGCCTTATCCCAGGCGCCAATCTCTGGTATGCAAAAGCCGCGCTTGACCATATGATATTTAACCAGCTTCAGGAATATTTTTCTCCTGGCTACCTGCGCAAGGTAGAGCAGAGATCCAAGAAGCAGTTCAACCAGACATACTGGTGGCGTCCTCAGGACGTGACCCCGCAATAAGGATGTATCAATGATTTGGGTTCTCTTAGTTATTGTGCTCTCTGCTCTAATTGTTATGGAGAGAAAGGGGACCATTGATACTGAAGAGTTTTCTGTGGCTATTGTGTTTGTTTTGACTGGATTTGCTGCCTATCTTGGGTTGAGATAATTTAAGTTTGAAAGCCCGCTTTCGCGGGCCTTTTCCGCACAATTCACGAAGCTAGAAAGCCGCTTTTCTAAAGGTATTGTGGAAATCGCAATACCTTCCGTGCTACACCATTTCTTTTTTTAGTCTCATGGCGCAGTAGTCGAGATGCGTCTGTATGTCGCGCATCGACATTTGTGAGGCCGTGACGTAATTCATCAGCGCCGCTAATTCCGCCATCGGCCCTTCAACGTTAAAGCCATCATCGCTTAACTCCCGCAAAAGCGTCATCAGGTGTGATTCCTGAATCAACGACCTTACGCCGTCATTCGTATGAATTCTTTCGGCGAATCCGTGTTCCAGAGGGTGGTTATACTGGCGCTGCATCTCATGGTCTCCGTGCAATTACTGTATATATATACATATATCAGACAAGTGGTAATTTCTCCAGCCTAACTTTTAGTTACCTGCAAGGTAATAAAATTGCGCATTTAATCCACATATGGGTTAAGCGTAATAGAATGCCTACAGAGACAGCGTACCCGGGCGCTGTGACAGGTGGAGAAATTTTATGACCGTATCAACAGAGGTTGATCACAACGATTACACAGGCAATGGGGTAACTACCTCATTCCCTTATACCTTCAGGATTTTCAAAACGTCTGACATCACGGTGACGGTAGTTGATCTCGCTGAAAACATCACGACGCTGAACCTCGATACCGATTACACGGTGAGCGGGGCTGGTGGCTTTACCGGCGGTAATGTAACGCTGCCTGCGCCTTTGGCCAATGGTTATAAGATCTCCATCGCGCGCAACCTTCCGCTAACGCAGGAAACCGACCTGCGCAACCAGGGTAAGTTTTTTGCTGAAGTGCATGAGGATGCTTTCGACAAGCTGACGATGCTTATCCAGCAGGTATTCAGCCGCTTCAGCCTGGCTCTGCGTAAGCCATCATTTCAGGCGTCCTGGTATGATGCGCTGGGGAACAGCATCAGGAATCTGCGCGATCCTGTAAGTCCGCAGGATGCTGCGACAAAAAATTATGTAGACGCATCAGAGATGAGTGCATTCCGTCGCACGTTACGTGTTCCAGAATCCTTCATATCTGAGCTTCCATCAGCAGCAAACCGAGCTATGAAATCGTTGCAGTTTGACGAGGCTGGTGATGTGCAACTCGTCAGTGTCAGCACACCTTCTATCCCGGACCTGATCGTTAACGGGGATCAGAAGGTTGGCAGTACCTACGGTGGCACAGTCTATAGCGATTATCAGGTATCAAGCTTCATCAAAAAGGGGGGCTTTGTTACCGGCGGAACTGTCACCAAAAAGTTTGATGTCTTCCGACACAGCGACGGCATGTGGTATGCCTATAAGTTGTCGCTGCCGTTCACGGTTATAGCTGGATCTGCACCAGACAGTAACTGGGTTTGTGTAGGCATCCTTGATCGTTATTCCGTAGGAGATCTGAGAAACTTCAAAGGTGTTGGAGATGGGGTTGCTGATGATACAAGTGCTTTAATAAAAGGATGCTTGTATAGCGATTTTTTCAACACTAAGACTTTTGTCCCAAAAGACTTTACATTTATATCAGGACCGATAAAGCTTATCGGTATGGATGGGCTGTGGATTGCCGGTTCAGGCACTATAAAAATGAAAGGTGGGCGTACTGGCGCTGTATTATATTCTGGCGGTGCTCAGATAACTTTCATTGGTGCTAAAAATGTTGTCATCGATGGCCCAACCTTTGATGGTAACCGTGCTGGTTCTCCACTATATACCGGGTTCAACCATGGTATTCAGTTTGTAACAGGCGATAATGATTACCGATCAAATAACGGTGGGGAGTCAAAGCCAAACACTAACATCAGAATTATTAACGCTAAATTTAAAAATCAAGGTAGCTTTAGCTCAGGCTATGATAAATTTGGTGATGCTATTTACTTGTTTGGGTGTGACGGAGTATTAGTAGAAAATGTTTATTTTGAGAACGTGGGTCGCTGGGCTGTTGCAGTTAGCGATTCTATTAATGTAAAAATCATAAGTAATAGTTGTGACAACTCTCAGTCTGGCTCAGTGGCTCTCGGGTTTGTAGATGTCGAAACAGAAAGCACTGATCAAGTGAACGGTACATATGCTCGAGATATTATTATTGCCAACAACATACTGAAGGGATTTTGTCAGATACTGGTTGGCGGTGGTTGTCATGAAGCAAACTACCAAGGCACATATCATTATGTAAAAAACGTACTGGTATGCAACAACGTGCTTACTGTAACTGGTGGTCCACATTCAAATCCATCATATCTTACTAACTTAATTTTTATGGGGTGCGCGCCATTCTGTAATGTTTTGCCGACGCAAGGTGTTGTAGAAAATGTAAATATAATTTTCTCAAATAATAATTTGAGGTTTGAACTGTCTGCACTGTCAATTGGTATGGGGATAAACGCCCAAGGCATTGGTGGTAGCAATTTGGTGCAGGGTATTTCTTTTATTGGGAATACGATAACTGGTTTTTCAAAGGGAATACAGGCATCAGGAGTAAGTGGTAGCGGTGGATATTCTTTAAGAGATATTGTTGCAGACTGTAATACAATAGTTTGCAATGGAGAAAATTCAATAGGCATTAGGTTCGCTGCAACGCAAATTGTTCACTACATGATTGGTCGAAATATAATCCGCGGAACCAGAACTAGAGCCATCTCTATTGAGGATGCAAGAGCACTTGGCGCCATTGATTCATGCGGAATTGTTAACGAAAACAGCATGGCAGCAGATAGTGGAACAAATATGTTCACTGACATTTATCGCGCATCTCTTATAGGTAACTTATGCGTTGGAGGAGCTAGTCAACTTGACATGACTGCGAATATCATTGATAAGAACTACGGCAACTCATGGAATTCTTTTAAAAGAACTATACCAGCTATTAACATCCCTGTTGGCGGACAGCAGGCTATAGGTGGCATAGACCTGACTGGTATGGCTCAATTCGGTTATACTTTCACCATTGAACCGCCTTTCTATTTAGACCAGGCTACGTATCAGGGATCTGTTTCCTCTCCAGCGATTGGGACTTTAGTTCTAAAAAACGGAACGTCTTCACCTATAACCAAGATCCCTGCGGAATGGAACTGTGTTGTAGAAAAGAGGTAATAAATTAAGCGCGCCGCACGGCGCGCCATTTCTAATCTTTTTTCATGTGTTTTATAAATTTTCTTGCTAATGTCATGCTTGGTTTTTCTACGCAGATGTATAACAAGTATGAAAGAGCGATTGCCATTGTTAGGGCAAGCAGGAATTTACTAAACCCGGTGGCGAACTCAAACGGAGGGAATGAAAAACCAGGGGTATAGAGTGTATCCATTAGCATCGGATGAACCAGATAAAGCGAATATGATATGTTCCCAAGGAACATCAGAGGTTTTATTTCAGACATTCCTCTTACCATTTCATAGAATACCATGACGAACATCAATATCATGCAGTGAACGCCTACATTCACAATCCCATGGCCACCATTGTAACGAGAACCGAAGGAAAAAACGGAGAAAGATATTCCAATCACTAGCATAAAATTAGCTAAAGACGTTGCATTAAAATTCATATCTTTTAGCTTTATATATATCTCACAAAGTACCATCCCATAAACAAACTCAAAAAGCATCGGTGATGCAAATATTTTGATTATGCCTTGCAGTGAATTTTTTGCTTCAAAATTAAGGGTGGCTTGAGATGAAAATGATAGAGACCCATTTACATAGGCATTTGAAGAATAAACAACTAATAATATTAATGCCGAACATAACAATGACCTATATCTACCACTTAAAGACATTGATATAAGAAATAAAAAGTAAAAACATATCTCATATGTAAGCGTCCATGCGGTATATATTAGAGAGAATCCATAGTATGGTGCTTCAGCGTTGAAATCAAAAGGTAAAAGCAGCGCTGCCTTTATGAGCCTGATGTCAACAGGATTATTGTAGAAGTAAACGAAAGAAAATATCAAAAGGCAAACAATGTAAACAGGGTAAAGCCTGAACATTCTTCTTATTGTAAAGTTAAGTGGCGAAAAATCTTTTGTGGTTGACAGGACGATAACGAACCCGCTTAACATAAAGAATATATCCACTCCAAAATAACCACCCTCAAAAAGAAGATCGCCTAAATTCTGTTGCGCGTATGTATGATTAAGTAATCCCCTGTAATGAAAAAAAACAACAGCAAGGCACGCAATTCCTCTGAGGTAATGTATTGAAAGCAATGTTCCCTTATTTTCACTCATCATTTTTTACTCATTAGAAGTTTGTGCACATTATGCATAAATTATGAATGAATGGTAGAAAAGCGTCCTGTAGCAACCTGCCAAACTGATGGGTTGATGCATCCTTAGTTGAGACAAGTAAATTCCTTCGGAAAAATCTCAGGTAATCTTAACCGTATATGGTTTATTGTGTATGATGAACTCACCATATAAGGGGGTTCGTCATGCATGATAAACGGTGGTCACCATGTCAGCCACGATGACAGCAGGCACGCTGAATCAGTCGCTTAGTATCGGCGCACTGGCTTCTGTTGTCGCAGGAGTACCTCCAGAAGTTGCGCTGGGAGCACTCGCCGGAGCGGTAATTTTTGTTACCTCGGCTATTGAGTTCCCTGTAAAGCGAAGGGTGCTCCTCGCCTTTCTCAGCTTTCTCTGCGGGCTTCTTTTTTACAAAGCGACAGCGGCAATTCTGATCGGCGTAGCGAGCCTGATCCCTACGATTACGCAGGACTCTTTTGAAAAAGGGATTGTGTTCGCCGCCGGCGCGTTCGTCTCTTCGATCGTGGCTGTCCGGATTGGCATATGGCTCTATCACCGTTCTGAAAATCCACGCGACCTGATTCCGGGGAGAAAAGACGATGACCAGCCCTGAAATGCTACTGCTTCTCAACGCCATCATTAGCGCGGGCATCGCTGTCCGCGTTCTGCTTTTCCGCCGGGAGGGAGCCCGGCACCGCTGGTGGGGAGGGTGGCTCGCATATCTGGTAATTGTCGTGGCAGCCAGCGTGCCGGTGCGCACTTTGTATGGCTACTACATTCTCCCCGACTGGTCAGACGTAATTATCAAAGCTGTATTCCTCGCTGCACTGATAAAGACGAAGGGCAATGTCGTTCAGATTTTCAAGATCACGAGGTCTCAGCATGGACATTAACCAATTCCAGCGCACAGCTGCGCTTTCACCCGACCAAGCTAAACGCTGGTTCCCGCACATTACCGCCGCTATGCAACAGTTCGCCATCATCAAGCCAGAAGACCAGGCGATGTTTATTGCTCAGGTTGGCCATGAGTCTGCAGGCTTCACTGCGCTGGTGGAGAGCTTTAACTACAGCGTCGCTGGGCTGCGTGCGACATTCTCTGGACGCCTGACACCGGATCAAATTAATGCCCTGGGGCGCAAGGAGTATGAGAAGTCACTGCCGGTGGAGCGCCAGCGCGCCATTGCCAATCTGGTTTACAGCAAGCGCATGGGGAACAACGGCCCGGGCGACGGCTGGAATTATCGCGGGCGAGGGCTAATTCAGATCACCGGCCTGACTAATTACCGCGACTGCGGCAATGGCCTGAAGGTCGATCTGGTTTCACAACCTGAGCTGCTGGCGCAGGATGCATATGCGGCCCGCAGCGCGGCGTGGTTCTTTGCCACGAAGGGATGCCTCAAGTTCACCGGCGACCTGGCGCGTGTCACGCAGATCATTAATGGTGGGCAGAACGGCATCGAAGACCGCCGCGCCCGGTACTCTGCGGCGAAGAAGGCGCTGGCGGTATGATCTCACTCTTCTTAAAATCGTACTGGAAACAGTTGCTTATCATGTCAATGCTTGCTGCTCTGGTCACCGGCGGCATCATCGCCTGGCATGTGCACGGCAGCACGCAATATGAAGCCGGGTACGCGCAGGCTCAGGCCGATGCCAAAGCAGCGATCGCCCGCGAGAAGAAACAGAATGAGAAGGATAAAGAGACAAATGAACGTGAAGCGCAGCAGCGTATTGACCAGGCGCGCAATGATGCTCTCGATGCTGCTTCCCGTGCTGAGCGGTTGCAGCAGCAACTCGTTGCCATCCGCAAACAGCTCGGGCAGTATAACCATTCTCTCGGTGTTGGCCCGTCAGCCGCCGACACCGGAATTCTGCTTGCCGACGTGCTCAGCCAATCTCTCGAAAGAAACCGACAGCTGGCAGAATACGCTGACCGGGCAGCAGAGGCCGGGAGAACCTGCGAACGACAGTACGACGCACTAACGAAGCGGGACACTTTCACCCGGTGACGGTATATAAAACGGTATGTGGATTTCATCTCCATAAAAAGTGTATATAAATCAATTCACTAAATCAACTGTACACAATCGAGTGGGAATGATCGGATAGCTTTTTCCGAGTTTTTCAGAGAACTAAATTAAATATAACCCACTGTTTATACAGTGGGTTTTTTATATTTGGCGCTATAAGACTTATATTAGTGGAGCACTTTATATTCAGGATTCGCGAATTTAAAGAAGCTTGTAATAGCG